GACGAGCTGAACCAGGCGCTGCGCGAAGGCCAGCTCCGCTGTTACGACGCCGACTGCATCCAAGAGCTGCGCTCGTTCATCCGCGAAGGCGACGGCAAGATGCACGGCACCCCGTGGGACGACCGCGTGATGAGCCTCGCAATCACCTGTCAGATGCTGAAGTATGTGTGGCTGAGAGAATTCCAGCCGGTTACTGAGCCCCCACCCGGGACTTGGGGCTGGATGGAGCGCATGATGTTCGGCAAGCTCGATCGGGGATCCGCCGCCCCGGTCGAGCGAGAACCAATCGGTCGCCACTTCGTGAGAAGCGAGCGGTAAGGAGCACCTATGGCCATCGCCTCCCGCTACCAGCGCCAGCGTCGTGTGACGCGCGGAGCCTGGAAGTCGCGTTTCACGAAGCAGCGCATCAACTATCGCGGCACTACCAAGCCGACGACGCCCGTGCTGTCGTCGATCTCGCCGACGACCGGTGTGGCTGGTGCCCCCAACCAGACCGTGACCTGCACCGGCACCGGCTTCGTGTCCGGCATCACCAAGGTGACCGTCGGTTCGCTCGATCTGCCAACGACGTTCGTGTCGGCCACCTCGGTGACGTTCGTGATGCCGCTGCCGACCCTGGTCGCCGGCACCCAGACCGTCAACGTGCGCAACGGCACACTGTTCTCGACCACCCCCAAGACCTATACCGTCTCCACGCCGACCGCCGTGACCCTCACCTCGATCAGTCCGACGACCGGCGTGCACGGGGCGGCCAACCAGACCGTGACCTGCACTGGCACCGGGTACGTCACCGGGGTCACCGAGGCAACGGTCGACGGCGTCGCCCAGCCGACGACGTTCGTGTCGGCGACCTCGGTGACATTCCCGATGCCGCTGCCCGGCATGGCTGCGGGCACCGTGTCGGTCAACGTCCGCAACGGTGCACAGGTCGGCGCCGCCAAGACCTACACGGTGACGTGAGCACCCGCGACCCCAACGGGCCGACGCTGTGCCGGGAATGCCTGGTGCGCACCGCCTGCGACGACAACTCCGAAATCTGCTACCAGTGCAAGGTCGCCTCCATCGGGTTCACCTTCAGCGGTGGCGGCACCTACGGGCGTGGCTCCTTCCACGACTCGACGATCGCGGAACGACGAGCCGAAATCCTGGGCGATCGCGTGCTCGGCGTCGACGTCGAGCCGTCTTCGACGTACGGCCAGGGGTGACCCATGCCCCCGATGAAGCTGACTGACAAACTGGCGTTCTGCCGCGACGAGATCGACCGCTCCAAGAAGTGGCGGTCCGACAACTACGACGACCTGTGGCACCGGATGATCGAGCTGTACCGGGGCAAGCAGTACGCCGCCGCCGACAAGAACGACCGCCTCGTCATCAACCTGGTGTTCGCCACCAAGAACGTGATCGCCCCCAGCGTGGCGATCAACAACCCCCGCTTCGTGGTCAACGCCCGCAAGCCCGAGAACGCCCCCGCCGCGGTGATCGTCGAGGAGGTGCTCAACTACCTCTGGCGCTGCCACCACTACCAGGACGAGATCCGCCTCGCCGTCGACGACTGGATCCTCGCCGGCCACGGCTGGTGCAAGGCCGGCTACCGCTTCACCAAGCCGCCCGAAGTCAAAGACACCGGCGACATCGGCGGCGGCGAGAACTCGATCGAGACCGGCGACACCGAAGGCATCGACGACCGCATCCCGATGCCCGGCAACGCCGAGACCGAGTCGACCGCCGTCGTCGCCGACCGCCCCTACCTCGAGCGCATCAGCGTGTTCGACATGTTCGTCGACCCGGACGCCCGCCTTCCCCGCGAGATGCGATGGATCGCTCAGCGCATCTGGCGACCCGTGCAGGACGTCCGGGTCGACTCCCGCTACGACGTCAAGGCCCGCAAGGCGGTGTCGGTCACGACTCGCTTCGTGTCGTCCGGCCAGGGCGACAACGACGGGCGCAGCGACATCGACACCCCCGACGAAGGGGCGATCTCCTACTGCGAGATCATCGAGTTCTACGACCTCAAGCGCAACGAGGTGTCCACCTTCGCTCTCGCCGGCGACGCCACCAACGAAGGCTCGGCCCAGAACGACGCCTACCTGATCAAGCCGGCGCCGATCCCTTACGGCACCGGGCACCCGTTCCTGATGCTGCGCAACTACGAGGTGACCGACAACTTCTACCCGATGGGTGAGATCGAGTCGATCGAATCGTTGCAGCTCGAGCTCAACGAGACCCGCAACCAGATGCTGAACCACCGCAAACGGTTCGCACGCAAGTGGATCTACGCCCGGGACCTGTTCGACGAGGACGGCGTGCGCGCCCTCGAGTCCGACGTCGACAACTCGATGGTGCCGGTCATGGGCGACGGCGACCCGTCGAGTTCGATCGCCCCGCTGCCCTCCATCGGTACGCCACCCGACTTCTACAACCAGTCGCAGCTGATCGAGGACGACATCAACACGATCAGCGGCGTGTCCGACTACGCCCGCGGCCAGCCCGAGTCGGCGATCCGGCGCACCGCCACCGAGGCGGCGATGATCCAAGACGCCGCCAACTCGCGCAGCCGCGACAAGCTCGCCAAGATCGAAGCGTTCCTCGCCGACTGCGGCGAGAAGATCGTCGGGCTGATGCAGCAGTTCGTCACCGGCGAACAGGTCGCCCGCATCACCTCGGTCGCCGGGCGGGCCTGGGTCAACTACGACGCCGACTACCTCCAGGGCTCCTACGACTTCGAGGTGGAGGGCGGCTCCACCGAGCCACGCAACGAGGCGTTCCGCCGTCAGTCGGCGCTGCAGCTCGTCGACGCGATGGCGCCGTTCGTGCAGGCCGGCGTCGTCAACCCCAACGGCCTGGCCCGCTACGTCCTGCAGTACGGCTTCGGGATCAAGGACACCTCCACCCTGCTCAACGGGCCGGCCGAACAGCAGATGCAGCAGCAGCAGATGGACCCCAACGCACAGCAGCAGCTGCCGCCCGGCGGCCCGCCCGGCATGCCGATGGATCCGTCCCAGATGCCGATGGACCCGTCCCAGATGCAGCCGAACGCGATGCCGATACCGGCCGATCTGGCTGGCGCCGGCCCGCCGATCGAGCAGATGCCGATGGGCACCGCCCCCCAGATACCACCGGAGCTGCTTGCACAACTCGGTGGTTGATGTGTTCAATAGCGTCCGACACAGAGCAACCAGGAAGTAGGACTCGCACGTGTCGGACACGAACCCCTTCATGGGGGATTCCGAACCGGCCGATCTCGCCCCAAGCGAGGCAATCGGAGGGGATGGAGAAACCGCCGATCAGGCACCACTCGAGGAGCCTCAACGCACCTACCTCGACCTCGACGACGACGTAGCCAACCGCTACGTCCGCGTCAAGGTCGACGGCCAGGACGAAGAGGTTCCACTCAGGGAAGCACTTTCGGGCTACAGCCGGACCGCCGACTACACCCGCAAGACCCAGGAGCTGGCGCAGCAGCGTCAGCAGGCCGAGTACGCACTCACCGTCGAGCGAGCATTGCGTGCCCAGCCCGCCGAAACCCTTCGGCTCTTGGCCCAGCAGTACGGAGTGGAGTTCGGTCAGCAGGCTCCGACGCAACAGGCGCCGGACAGCTACGAGGATCCCGACGACAACCCCTATCTCGACCCAACCGAGCGCAGGCTCGCCCAGGTCGAACGGCAGAACCAGCTTCTGCAGCAGCAGTGGGAGCAGCGTCAGGCCAACGAGCACCTGCAGGCCACGGTCGGCAGCATCCAGCAGCGGTACCAGCTGAGTCAGAACGATGTTCGCGAAGTCGTGTCGACCGCACTCCAACAGGGCCTCGGCCCGGAGTCCTTCGAGACGATCTGGAAGAGCATCGCGTTCGACCGGGCGATGACCCTCCAGCAGCAGAACGCTCAGCGTCAGGCAGCAGCCAACGCACAGCGCCAAGCGGCCGGGGCGAACGCTCAACAGCTGATCGGCAACGGAGGATCCGCCACACGCGCGGGCACCTCACCGGCGCCGGCCAACACTGGGCCTCTCACCATCGCCGAGGCCTTTGCCCAAGCTGAGCGACAGCTCGGAGGCGCATAGGCCGCACTTCCCGAAGGGATCTCCGTGGCCGCAGCCAACCCAGCGCATCTCCCCGTCAACTGGGACGACATGTTGACGACGACGATGCACAACTACCACAAGCAGCTGACCGACAACATCTTCAACGGTCGGCCGCTCCTCAACTACATGATGTCGAAGGGACGCGTCCGCAAGATCAACGGCGGCGTCTCCATCGTCGAACCGCTGATCTACGCCGAAGGCGAGGCCGGCAGCTACTCCGAATGGCAGCAGCTGACGATCACCCCGCAGGAAGGCATCTCAGCGGCGCAGTACCCGTGGCGTCAGCTGTACGCCACGATCGCCATCTCCGGCCTCGAAGAAGCCATCAACAACGGCAAGGAACAGGTCCTCTCCCTGCTCGAGGCCAAGGTGATGCAGGCCGAAGAGACGTTGAAGAACCGTCTCTCCAAGCAGCTGTACGGCACCCAGCCGGCACCGGACCCGACGAAGGACTTCCTGTCCCTCGACGCCGTCATCGACTCGACCGGCGCCATCGGTGGCATCGACCCCGCCGTCGGCGGCAACGCCTTCTGGAAGTCGATCGAGACCGCCGTCGGCTCCGTCGATGCCACCGGCCTGGAGAAGGCGATGTCGGCGGCGTACCACTCGTCGTCGGACTCGGGTTCCGACCGCGTCGACGCCATCTTCACCGGGCAGGGAACCTACGAGTTCTACGAGTCGACGCTCACCCCGCAGGTGCGCTACACCGACACCAAGTCGGCGAACCTCGGCTTCATGAACCTGCTGTTCAAGCAGACCCCCGTCTACTGGGACTTCGACTGCCCGGCCGGCGTGATGTACGGGATCAACTCGAAGTACATCGGGCTCGTGTTCCACTCGAGCCGCTTCTTCGCCCAGACCCCGTTCAGCAAGGGGCTGTCGGAGAACATGGC